TCGAATAAAGCTAGTAATACAAATTTCTTTTAATTTTTCTAACACCTTTGCGACACTAACTTTAGATAATCTCAAATCTCCAATCATTCTATTATCTACCTTAATATCAATGCCTTTTGGCACTATTTTTTTAATAACCGTGTATAAGTCTACCTTTTTCCAAACTTCATTTACTTCTGTTTGCTTTAGTTTCCACATTAAATCTTGGCACTCTATCTCTACAGGTATCTTTCCACCTATATTGGTAACATATCCTTTAAACTCTTGAACTAAATCTCCATCATATCCCAATTTGATAGATATCTCATTACCTACTTGAATCAAATTAGGTAATTTATCTCCAAGTTGGCTTACTCTCCTTGGTAAACTAAATTTTGCAGTATTTGTTAATTCTTTCCATGTGCTAATAATTTCACCTTCAACTACGTAGTCGAAAAAAAGCACGTTACCTGCTTCATTTTTTATACGGATATCTATATTAGGTATTAACATTTTAGCTTTTGCAGTTCACAAATATTTGTTGGTTTCTAAAATAATTCATTAGTTCTTTGTCATTCACAACAGGTTCTTTTCTTATATTCAGTTCGGCTCCTGGTACTAGATCAGTATTTAAATCTGTTATTGTAGCTAAGTTGTCATCTAACAATATCCAAATCATCATTACATCGCCATACTCTTGAATTGCTATGTCAAAAATTGTTTGGCCTTCTTCTATTTTTCGTTTATAAAATTCCATCACAAACCGTTTTTATATTTCAATTCGAAAATTAAATCACTGCTTAGATTGATTGTAAAAGGTTGGACGCCCGGATAGCCTTCTAAGGCTGTAAATTCAATATCCTCAACTGTTACATCATAGATATCTAACCAAAGACACATATCATTAAGTATAGGAATTGCAACAGGGCAATTTTTTAAGGCTTTAATTGATTTAATTCCATCCTCAGGAGGTGTATCCGATAATTCGTTTACTATAATGCCTCTAACCCTAATACTCCAGTCATCTAAGCCTATATATTCTTTTACTGTACCATTCCTACCTGAAATTCTTGTTTTCTCTATTATTTTAGCTTGACTGAAATCTAATAATGTTGCTGAAGGGAGTTGAATTCGAGGTAAAGACTTTTCCTTTTTTTCTCCATTTTCAATTTCATGCCATTTAACTTCATCAAATGTAACTGGCATTACTATCGGTGTACCTAAATAAGAAGTTGCGGTTTGTTGATTTATTTTAATAGCAGGAATATCTGTATATCCATTTATTTTTTGACTTAGATAACCTGAATAACCAGATGCATTAACTGGCAATATTGAGCCAGTAAGGCCGAACGCTTTTTGGAGCAAATCTGATATGTTATAGTCAAATGGCATATTTTAATTTTATAATTAATCCCCTCTATTAGTGTAAAGGGGATTAATTTTTAGTTAGTTAATTCTATTTCTTTTTGTTGAGCCAGTTCATTTCGAACGTAAACCAATCCTTCCCACATTTCTTCGTACTGTTCGTCTGTCAATAGTTCAGGAAAAGGGACATGTAAAAAGTATCTGATATATGCATAGTGTTTGCGAAGTATATCATATCCATACCTCTCATCTATTGGGCTTACAGTTCTTCGGAACTGGCATCCAAAAAATCGAGCAACTCGTAGCATTCCATTGCGGAAGCAATTCTTACGCTATCAACTGATTTACATTGCTCATCGCCTGCAACAAAACAATTGTCTAAAATAGCTTCCCCAGCTTCAAGTATTTTGTTTTGTCCTCGTTTGCTCATTGCTAAAGCAAAAATATTGCGATCAGGATATTTGCAATAACATACTGAAATTGAACCATCTTTAAGTTTAACTTTTATCTTTCGAATACGGTTATACTTTGTTTTCAACTCCTGCTCCTGGTCAGGACTCAACGCTCCAGTAATTTGTTGTTCCACAACTTGCATAGCTGTTATTGAAGGTGCAATTTCGTTTGATTTGTCTTTGTTGTCGGCTTTGTTGCTCATTTTAATTGATAGTTTTTATTTAAAAAATATGATTTCTTTGTTTGATATTTAAAGGACAGATTAGACATTCCAGTCAACAGAGCCTGTTACCAATTCAAACTCATGTTCAATTTGCCCATCTCCAGTTTTGACCTTTCGCTCCTTGTTGGTAAATTCACAATGGCGTATTCTATCTCGAACAATTGGCGAACTGCCGTCTTCAGGGTCAAATGCAATATTTATGTCAAACATTGGTATATCCTGCATTCTACCATTTTTAGGCAATGCTCTTTGAATGGCTTCGACTTCCTTCATTGATAAGGTAACCTTTGATTTTGCCTCATATTTACCCCTACTTCTGCTTACAGGTTGACGGCCACGTCCATAATTGTTTGTTTTTTCAACATTATCAGAATATTCAATTGCAGAGATACCCTCAACGGTTCTACCTAAAATGTTAATTTTGATGTCGCTCCAACCGTATTCAATTCCGTTAATTAGTGCCATTTTTTAATTTTTAAAAGGTGTTTAATTTTGTTTTATTCGTATTAATTAGCCTATTAATCTACTGAAACTGCGTAGCCAATTTCCACTTCAATATTTCTTGCTGTACTTATAGATACAAGTGATATTTTAGCTTTCAATTTACTTGTGACTACAATATTTTGTAATGGGTCAATATATATGTCTTTAGCACTTATCTCTTCATTGATCAACATCGTATCGAGAGGACGATTACCAGTACTTTCAAAGGAGGCAATAACTTCACTACTTAACTGGCCATCTGCATTTACTTTAACTGGGCTATTTACTTTTGGTAACAAGGCCTTGTAAACACCTCGTACGGCTTTATTTATAACTAAAACGTTTTCAGCGTATGCATAATCACTCGTTATAAGTGTGCAACTGTGCGAATCATTCCAGTAAGCGCCTGTTTCTCCTACAAACTTTCTTAAGAAAATACATCCTTTAGTATTCAGAGTATTTAAATCCACCGCAGTGAAAGTGCTAATCGCTGTATTGGAACTTAACCCTACATTTAACCATCTGCCAAATGCAAGGCTACTTACATTGTATCTTTCAACCCAACCTATATTGTCAGAAACCTTTGCTTTACTTGACGTTCCTAAGTAGGTGCCTACTGCTGCATGAGCTTTTATTACAGCATTTGTAGCTGGGGTTGCAATGTCTAAATCTTGAGCAAAAACGACACGAACATTATCTGAAGCTAAACTTCTAAAATTAGTAAGCGTACCAGCTGAACCCGAAAAGCCACGACCTTCAATTACAATATCAGAAGGCATGTGATTTGCAAACAAAATATCCATCAAAATTTGAGCTTTGGGTATAGCACTTGTTACATCTGCATCTATACCATTTGTAATTACTGGTACATATGCAATATCGGGATTACGAGCTATCCCGTATTGTTTTACTTCCCCATTAGTTGCTAGAGCAAGCTTCATCACTGGGCAAGGTGTGCCAGCTGTGCCGTCTGCCATTTGAGTCAATGTTGTTGCTTGAGGTACTAAGTAAATCCATAATTTACCACTTGGACTTTCCGCAAAAAATTCTTTAATATGATAATAACACAATACAACATTTGCTGTATCATAAGCTTGATCAATACCTACATCCTCAGCATCTTTGAGAGTTAATAGTAACTTAACGGTGTTTAAAGCTAATCCTGATGGTGCGACTGCACCAGCATTCATCACCAAGCCTCTGATGTTATCCTCATTGGGGCTTAGTCTGCCTATACCACCTTGTCCTTTGGTAATTAAAATATCATTCATTTTGTAAGTAATTTTTTAGTTTTTATATATATAATGAGAAATAACAGAAGCATTCCAAAACACATTGGAATTAAAAAGTTCCAGTTTAGTGAAGGTTTATGAATAGTTTCACTTTGTTTTTGTTTGGCTTCAATATTGTTACTTTCATGCCAAGTCACATTGTTTTTTGTTGCAGTTTTTTTATCTATTATTATAGGAACTGATATGGGCTTTAATCTTAATCTTACACGAATACCTGTATCAGGAATAATTTTAATAGAACCTAATAACCTTGGATTATCAATTATTTTTTCATCTAATTGTAAGTTATGTATATCAAATGGCATATTGATTATTTGGTCATCTGAACCGTCAATATGTAGGATAGTATCTACTTTAGTATGCTCGTAAGTAAATGATGTATCTACAAATTGCTGATAATTTTTTTCATTGTATAATGCTACAGACCTCTCACGAGCTGTCTTACGGAACAGCCCGCAAGAAGCAAGTAGCATAGAACACAAAACCAAAAAAAGAATATGTTTCATAATTAAATTTTTTATGCGGTTTCCCCGAAATCAAATACCTTCTGTTTGTGATCGTAAGCGTATTTGTTTGCATCTTCTTTAGTGTAAAAAGCAGTTAAATCACTAGTTATATAAATAACTTGAACTCCTGTTTTCGCCATCAATTCAGATGCTAATTCATGCATTTGCTCATCAAGTTTAATATCCATTTCAGTGGATAAAGCAGGGGATTCGATATCTGCAATAAATTGTAGTGCTTTATTTAATTCAGCTTCCTTCTCTAGTAAGAGTTGCTCAGCTGTTGTTAATGCATGTTCAAGTTGTGCCTTTTCTAATTTAAGAGAATCAACTAATTTTGCATCTTGTTCGACTTTTAAAGCATAGTTAGCATTCGCATCTATGATGCTTTGTTGACTGTTTTTTACCGCCAATAATTCATTAATTGAGGTTTCAATTTCTGCTGGTGTGGCAGTTTCTAATAATCCTAAAAGGATGGCTATCTTTTTCATATATATGTATTTTTACGTTTTTTACAACCCGATTTGCTTTTCAATTTCTGCAATTTGTAAATCATAAGAAGCAATGATGTTGTCGTTTGCTTCAATCGCTTTTTGTTTTTGAATTATTTGATCTGCTTTTTTTTGTCGCAAGTCTTCTAATATGTAATTTGGGTCAAATTCTAGTACTTTAGTTTCAGTGACTATGATTTTTCCATTGATAAATTCAGTAGTTGAACTTGAAATTTCGGTGCTGGGGGTTGATGTTATTGTTGCCATTTTGATATAATTGATTTTTAATTAAGGTCTATCCAATTTGTACCGTCATAACCTTGGAATTTAGATGTGATACCATTGTATCTAAATCCTATCCACTTACCAAGTGTCACGCTATATTTCATATCTGCATCCATGTCGGTATCTGTAACCTCTAGTCCGTTTGCTGGACTTGGTATGGCTACACGTTGGGCCGTTGTCATTCTAGGCGGTAAGAATCCTTTTGTAGTACTGGCGCATTCTAATATTGCGCTTGCAACTGGATAGGATAGTGAACCAATACTTAAGTTATATCTAAAAAATGCACCCAATCCAGTACCAATACCAAAATCGCTACTACCTCCCATTGTCATATCGCCATTTATTTTGACTCTAAATCGAGTAGAACCACCAACTTTCCAATGAGCAATATTGGAGTTTGTACCGCTTGCAGTATTAGTAATATCTAAATTAAATATATCAGGATTTCCAGTTGTATTTAATGTTTGTACAACATTTATTGCTGGAGTTGACTGGCTTCCAGTTAGTGTATTTCCTTGAATATGAATGGACTGACCCGACCTTACAATTCCAGTCAAAAGATTTGATAATTCACTATTTATGTAAGTAACTCCATTTATCAATAAATTACCATCAGTTTTCAATGTGCTTGATGAACTCCTATACAAATTTGCAGTACCAGTACCAAACTGAATGCCATTAGCCGCATTTGTGCTATCGGGCAAATTTATTAACCCTATACTAGTTGCATTACCCAATGCTATACGTTGCGTGCTTATTTTCAATATTGAATTATTCCCAGCCTTGTCTTTTACTGTTTGTAGAGTTGAACTTAAGGAAGTAGATAGCTTTAATCCACCTGCTGGGTAAGCAGAATTGTAAGTGGTTTGGGCCTGTATACTTATTGGTGTTAGAAATATAAGTATTTGAAATATTTTTTTCATATTAATATTGTTCTATGATTATTATTGTATCTTCAACAGCAAACGTTTGAATTTCAACCTCTACATTTACATGTTGGCTTGAATCAAGCACTGTTGAGAATGTCTCTGAAATATCAAGCACTACACTTTCTATTCTTAATTTACCACTACCGCTCATACAAACAATTTGGATTTTATGCGAACTATTAGCAGCAATTGTATAAGTATTAGCACCTGTAAGTTGTGTTGCTTTTTGACCATTATATGCCACTGAAGCTCCAGTTGATTCACCTAAGTATTCTATTACCAATAAGTAATATTCGGTATTAAAATTGGTAGATAAATGCGAATACTGATAGAGCATTTTGCGAAGCACAACATAGAATTTGTCTACAACAGGTACACGTACTATATCTCCTTCAGCAGGCTCTTTATTAAGAACTACTTTAGCTATTGGTGTGTCTATTTCCAATGGCAAGTCAGCAAGTATTAATGTGTATTCAATATTCATTATGGTAAAATTGAAGGTGGGTCTAGTTCTATTTCGCTTTTAAATACCACTGAGTCAATGATGTTGATCAAGATTGTTCGTAGACGCTCAGGCGTAATTTGCCTAGTTGTATTGTCTGCTAGCAATGTATTTACTTGCTCAATTATGGTATCTCTACTTAGTTCCATTGTTAACTAAACCCGTTTGAAAATCCGTTTGAAAATGCACACCCAGTCTCTACATTCGTGCTATTCAAAAGTGATTTTAATTTAAAATATATGTTTGAAATCATTTACAGTTATTGATTTGAAAACATGCCCGCTTTGACATTATCGCTACGGGCTTTTTTCAAGTGTTTATTTTTTAGTCGCTATATACTATCGCTCCAAGTACTTTTTGTCGCACAGGAAGTACAATTGCAGTTGTAAGGAAGTTTATAGTATCCCCTTGTTGGTCAGGGTCTTTGACTTTAGCAAACATTTCAGTAGTACCCATAGCCTTGCCAAATGATACACCTTTTACATATGCTATAGCAGCTTCCTTGTCGTTTGCTGTAGGTACTGCGCCCCAAGAGTTCTTTGCTAGCGTATTTTTATTATACAGTGCAGTAGTTACTCGAGGTCGGATTACAAATCCCATCCATTCAACCCACATGCCTGTTCCAGTACCGCCTTGTCCATTACGTTCAGCTTGAGCTTTAATGGTTGGATTAGTTTCTACAAACTCCCAAAACATGTTTGGTGGCACTACCAAAGTTCTTCCCTTTTGAGGGTACTTTTTATTGTCGAACAATTTGTTCATTTTGCTTATTTCAGAAGATTGCAAAATTTTATTGCCTGTATCTGCACTTATAGCCCCTGAAGTTTTAAATACTGGAGTATCTGCTGAATTTACAGTGGGGGCGATATTGAATATGCCATGATCAGAAACCTTTTCTTGTAATACTGCTTTATGATCGTCTATTATTGACTTTCGTTTATCAGCTGCTAATGCAATTTGGTCAATGTTTCTGTGTATTGTAGAATCAGTCGAATAGTTTGTAAGTGGCAATCTGATCGGTACATCTGTCCGTGTCGTTGCTGGCACTGGGTAAACCGTCCTATTAATTACTACGTTTGGACTAGCTCCAATTTCACTTAAATTTATGGCATCATTATCAACCCAAGGTGTCCAGTCTTTCCCATCTTGCAAAAAGTCGTCATTGTCAAAGAAACGGTTGGCCATCTCGCCAATCCATATTTCACGAAGTAAACCTGCTTGTAATACGCCCTGTTTAGATGCTGGTAGTTTTTGGTTTATATAACCTAACAAGAGTGACAAACCCAAGCAAGACAAAATTGCAATAACTGGAGAGGTTTCTAATACATGAGCTATTAGTAAGCCTGCCATAATACACATCAGTAATCCTGATAAAATGTTTAATATTTGTTTCATTTTTATACCTATTTATGTTTTAGTTAAAATTTTTCCTCAATTAATTTTTTCAGATCAGATAACATTGAGGTGTTTTCTTTCTGTATTTTGGTAAAGTCCTCAAAGGCTTGGATATACTTTTCTTGTACTGAAATCATGAAGTTCTTCGCCTCCTGGGTCGATTCCTTGATATAGTCCGCAAACTCCTTTTGGAGTAGGTCTTTATCTTTTTGGGTTTCTTTCAAATCTTCACGCATTTGATTCATCTCATCACGTGTATCTTTGAATTGGGTTTGTATTTGCTTCCAAAACAACCATGCTCCAACGGCCAATACCAATATTGCGATACCTCCTTGAGCCAATGATTGCCATATATTTACTGTGTCCATAATTTACGCTTTCAATTTTAATAATGGGTTAATAGATGATTAGTTGGTTTTTAAAAGATTCAAATACTCATCTTTTATTTGGTTAAACTTCGCTTCATCTTCTTGTTGCAATTTTCCCAAGGCAGTTGGATTGCCTTTACTCAGTTTGTAGAATTCGCAATCTTCTATTTTGGTTGCAGTTGTCGTAGCGGTGGTTGAATGGGCTCCTGAATTTAATAATTGAGAAATCTTGACAGTTGCTTGCATATTTTCAATAGCTTTTTTTGTACTGTCGAAATTTGAATTTGCCAATTCTGTATATGTACCACGGTCTGCCTCTGTGAATTTTTTATCATTAATGGCTTGGTTGATTAGCGTGGTTACACGCTCCTTGCGTAAGGTTTCCAATTCCGTTTTGTCACCTCCTGCCAATACAGTAGGTACAATATCAGCTGGTTTCACTTCTACTTTATCAGCTTTTAGCTTCAAAGCATTTAGAGCGTTAGTTACTTGCTCATCAGTTGCATTAGCATCTAAGCCTATCAACTCTTTTTGTTCTTTAGTCATACTATGAGAATTTGAATTTGACGTTTTAATACGAGGGATTACCACATCTATATCTGTGGCAGTACTGGTTGCATTTAATGAAACAAAGCCTCCCTCTTTCTGTTTTAACTTTACGGCGTTAAAGTTTCCGGGTAGTCCAACGAGCGAACACTCCAGTAATACACATCGTGTTATAGTACTTCTTGTTTGACCTGCTAATAAATGTTCAGGTGCATCGCTTACTTCAATCGGGTCAAAATATATTGATACGGCGTTTATATACCCGTTTTCAATTTTGGACACAAGCTCTTTTCCAAAATCATTACTGTCATCCACTTGCAAATCACCAATTAGTTTTCCATCCTGTTTTTTCCAATTAAGCCATTTCGCTACTGGAAAATCATGGCTATCCTTATAGCGGTCATCCGTTCTATGATTCCAAAATGAAACAGGATTTTTTGCAAAAGCCGTTTCTGTATCAATGCCATTTGTGAGCACTCGAAAACCATAACAGTTTATGCTTTCGTCAGACATTGTAAATGGATATGTTTTAGGTTTCGACACTTTTTACTCGTGATTATGATGTAAAAGTGGTTGTGTTTTTTACCTTAAAAAAATGACCAATCGCTCACTGCAACAATAATTGCAGTCTATGTTTTGAAAAATTGCAAGCCACGTTTAAGCGTTGGGTACGGCTATCATTGTGTAGCAACTTTGTTGCTAGAATATGTACAAATGGCAAAGGCAAAAGACAAAGAAAAATTATTAGCAAAGGAGCTATACATGCAGACTAGCAAAACTATTGATGAGATATCTACAATTGTCAGTGTCAATAGATTAACAGTTGGTGGGTGGGCTAAAGAAGGCAATTGGAAAGCTATCAAAGAAGCTCAAAAGCAAACTCCCGAGCGTGTAGTTCAAAGTATGTATGCTGAGCTTGATCAAATTAATGAATTTATTAAAAAACAAAAAGAAGGGCTTCGCTTTCCTGATGCAGCAATAGCCAATAGTCGAAACTTAATCATTCTAGGCATCAAACGTATGCAACAACAAATTGCATTACCTCAGTACGTCGCTGTATTGAGTAAATTTTTAGAGCATATACAAAGACTTGATTTAGAACTCAGTAAAAAGTTGGCCCCTATTGCAAATGATTTTTTAAATGATGTTGCTGAAGCATCTACAAAACAAGATTAATTATGAGTTTTGATATTAGTAAGTTATCCAAAGACGATAAAAAAGCCCTAGAACTTTGGAATAAAAAATGCCAAGCTATTGCATCCGCTACTGTAGTAAAAGAAATAGAGTCTAAGGCCTCAAAAGACAAGCGAATTTCTAAGGCAAAAAAAAATTATCCGTTTTTTGTTAACTTCTACTTTCCGCACTATGCCAGCTCCCCATGTTCTAAGTTTCAAATCGAAGCAGCTAACAAAATACTTGCAGATAGAAATATTTTTGCTATCCTTGAATGGGCTCGCGAACATGCTAAGAGTGTTCATGCCGACATTCTAATCCCTCTTTTCCTTTGGATTAATGGCGAGCTGGATGGCATGACGCTTATCAATAAAAATGAAACTGGAGCCAAAAGGTTGCTTGGCGATGTTCAAGCTGAGGTAGAATACAATGAACTTCTCATTAACGACTTTGGCAAACAACAAAATATTGGCCATTGGATGGAAGGGGACTTCATGTTTAAAGATGGAACTTTTTTTGTGGCTCTAGGCAAAGGACAATCACCAAGGGGATTACGTAAAGGAGCCAAACGTCCAAACTATGCTGTTATTGATGATATAGACGAAGAGAGAGACTGCAAAAATCAAGAAGGTATTAAAGAAACCGTCGATTGGATATTGGGCGCTGTATATGGTGCATTAAATACCGAAGCTGGTCGAATAGTTATTGCAAACAACCGTATTCATCGCCAGTCTATTTTAGCTCATTTAGTTGGTGACTTAGAGCCGGGCATGCCTAAACGTGAAGGCATTTGGCATAGTAAAGTTTGTGCTATTGAAAATGGTAAGCCAGCATGGCCTGAAAAATATACTTTGGAGGTACTTCAGGCCAAGATGATAAAAATGGGTTGGCGATTGTCCCAACGTGAATATTTCCATAATCCAATAATTGAAGGTAAGGTATTCAAAAACGAATGGATCCA